TTTCGTTGGGCAGACATTGCTGAAATATGGGGAGCAGGTGAAGAAAGCCTTGAAGAAATACTAGACCGAATTGCAGGTAACATTGACGTAGCACCAGAAGACAGTACGCAAGCTAGACAAATTTTAGGTCAGTATGTAACTGAAGCTTTTGACAGAGCGCAAGAGATTGTTGACACAATGGTTGACAATCCTGAAGAACTTGCGGACATGGAAGATCCCGGTGAACTAACCAAGTTGTTTATAGAACAAGGTGGTATGTCTTTTGCTGGGGCTGCGGCTACTTCTCCTATTACTACAGTTGGCGATCGTCAGGTTATTCGTGGCGGCGCTGGCGTTACTATGACTACTGAAGGAATTAAAAGCGCCGGAGGTCGTGTTATTGGTGCTGAGGTTCCTGTATTAGATCCAGACGGTAATCCTATACTAGATGCCGACGGAAACCCTGTAACTGAATATGTTCCGGGTATTTTAGACGCCATAGTTCCTTACATTCCCGGCGTGTCTTTACCTAATTGGATGCCTACTGCTGGTGTTATTTTTCTACCTTCAGTTGGAGAAGCAATAAACAAAGTAAACGATATTGCTGGTCAAATTGGAGACGCTATAGAAAGTGGTGAGTCTGTAGGAGATGTTTTAAGTCAAATTGGTGCTATTGTTGTACAAGAAGCAGAAGTATTGTCTAGTGAACTAGAAGGCCAGTGGTCTGTTCTTACAAACACAATTAAGGATATATTTACTAAACCTAAAACAGACGACGACGGCAATATTATTTATGAAACAGATGAAGACGGTAATATTGTTAAAGATGAAGACGGTAATCCTGTACCAGAAACAACAATAGATCCTACAGGTGTTGCTGGTGTTCTTGCCGGAGTTATTACCGGTTCTTATCCTGATTTGTTGCCTAGTTGGATGCCTGATTTACTAGGCGGTATTCTTATTGAAAATCTGCCTAATGTTTACAGTGCAGTTAGAAACACATTAATTCAAAGCGGCGCAACAACAGAAGAATTATTTCCTCCGTTAGAAGAAGAAATAGTAACAGAACAAGACCCTACCCTTTTGTTTACCAACAGGGGTAACAACTACTTTGTAAGTAGTGAGGGCGATGAGTACTTCCAGTTAGCTGAGAGTGAAGACTTTGACTTTGAGTTTAATGGTCAGTACACCAGAGAGCAGCTAGAAAACACTGGACTAGAGACAATCAACTCTGGTACGTATCAGTCACTGTTGGATGATCTGTCGTTTCATGCATTAGAAGAAGATATCTATCAGTACTCTATAGAAGATCTGGTAGCGCGTTACGAAGAAGAAGGAGGTGTACTTCCCGGTGACTGGAAGTTAATGGATGAAGAGTCACGGTACAACTACTTCTTAGACGACTACTTCGACATTCCTCGTACAATTGAAGATCCTAGTAGGGACGACAGAGACCCTGAGCCAGAACCAGAGCCGCCTGTAGAGCCTGAGCCAGAACCACCTGTAGAGCCACCGCCTACAGATCAACCAGAGCCTGAACCTGAGCCTCCTACAGACGAACCAGAGCCAGAGCCTACTCCAACTGATATTGAGAGTTTGTTTGCTGACTTCTTGGCACAAATAGACGAAGAGTTCACAGGTCAAATAGAACAAGTCAACGAGATTATTCAGAACTTTGTTGAGACATTGCCTGACTTTGACGCAATGCCTACAATGGAGGACATTGCTGAGTACTTTGAAATCAACGGCGTTACACTGTCACAACAAAACTTTGACCGTATACGTGAAGAGTTAGCTAATGCAGGTTATCTGACACAAGAGCAGTTGACAGAAGCGTTGGCTGGTGTTGCCACTCCAGAACAAGTACAGGAAGCTATACAGAACGCTGGTTTTGCTACACCAGAACAGGTGATGCAAGCATTAGCAGAAGCAGGATATGCAACACCAGACGACATTACTAACGCACTGGCTAACTCAGGGTTTGTTACAGAAGATCGTCTGTTGCAGGCTTTGGCAGAGGCTGGGTACGCTACGCCCGATCAAGTACGAGACATAGTTGACAACGCTATCTCTAACATTGTCATACCTGAAGGCGCTACTGCAGAAGAAGTACGACAGCTAATTCAAGAAGCTATTGACGGTATACCTGAAGGTATTTCTCTTGAAGACGTAGGTAACTTAGTTAACGAAGCTATCGCTAACATAGAGTTTCCTGAGGGTCTGTCAGAAGGCGACGTACGTGGCATCGTAGACAGTTTTGGTTTTGCTACTTCTGCTGACGTACAAGCTGGCTTTGATGATCTTAATGACAAGATTGACAACGTACTCAACGGCGTTGCTACACAGTTTACAGAGCAGGAAGCTGAGTTTGCTGCACAGTTGTTAGGCTTAGAAACTTCTGTATTCCAACAACTAGCAGCTACAGAAGGCGCTCTGAGAGATGAACTGTTAGGCTTAGGTGAAGATCTAGACAGTATTAGAGCAGACTTTTCAGGACGTTTTGACGAGTTTGCAGATACCTTTGCTCTCTTTCAGACAGACGTTGGTGAACAGTTTGCTGATCTTAACCAACGTTTTGATGACGCTATCAACGGTATTGCTACACAGTTTAGCGACCAAGAAGCAGAGTTCCTAGCTAGTATTACAGGACTTGAGGCTTCTCTAATTCAGTCTCTTGCAGCAGTAGAAGGTGGACTCAGCGCTGAACTAGAGATGCTTGATCGTGATTTAGTGTCGCTTAGAGAAGACGTAGCTAATCGTTTTGATGAGTACAGAGAATTTACAACGGAACAATTTGAACTTGCTGCTACTGAACGTCAACAACTACAACAAGCTATTATTGCGGCTAACGGTGACATTACACAGCTAAGTGCTGACATGCAACAGATGTTTGCAGACTTTGGTGGCACTATTTCTGATTTGTTTGCTGGCGTAGGTGTTGACATTGAAGCACTACAGGCAGGACAGATAACGCAGCAGGAAGCACTAGATCAACTGCGTACGTCTATAGGCCAGCAGTTTACTACGGCACAAGAAGAGCGTCAGGAACTACAACAGGCAATCATAGCTGTTGGTGGTGACGTAACTCAACTTAGTGACGACATGATGCTCCGGTTCCAACAGCAGGACCAGACTATAGAGGAGTTGTTTGCTGGCACTAACGTAAACATTGAGGCACTGCGTCAAGGACAAATATCACAACAAGAAGCTTTTGACGCTTACCAGCAGTACACAACAGAACAATTTGGTCAAGCACAGCAAGACCGTTTAGCACTAGCTCAAGAAATAATTAGTGTTGGTGGTCAGGTAGAAGCTCTTAGTGCAGACAGTCAACAACGCTTTGCTGAACTAGGATTGTCTCTTGCTGATCTGCAAGAAGAGTTCAATGTAAACCTGATTGGTCTACAAGAAGGACAGATTAGTCAGGCTGAAGCGTTTGGTCAGTTTAGAGATAGTGTTACTACACGGTTGGGCTTGGCAGAAGAAGAACGTGAAGAAATACTAACACGTCAAGCTGAGTTTGAAAGAGTTTACGGTGAAGAGCAACAGGCACTGCAAGAACAAATCACAAGTGGAAATATTGGTTTGTTAACTGCAATGGGTGCTGGTTTTTCTGCTTTAGGCGCTGCAGGCACACCAGAGCCAGTACCTTTTCAAGAATTCATGAAAGGATTAACGCCTCGAAGAACAGAAATAGTTCCTTTAGCTATTAAAACTCCTGCATTAGATTATAACGAAGAAGGTCAAAAATTAATTAGGCGTACACGAGGAATGCTGGTATGACGTACCTTAACTTAATGAATAACGTATTGCGTCGATTGCGTGAAGAAGAAACCACGTCAGTCACCAGCACTACCTACGTTAAGATGGTAGGTGATTTTATTAATGATGCGAAGAAGCTAGTAGAAGAAGCAACTGACTGGTCTGCCTTGCGTGAAACAATTACTATTTCTACTACTGCATCGGACAACACCTACTCATTGACTGGTGGTGGTGACAACGTAAAAGTTATGTGTGTTCTTAATGACACAAGTAACTTGTTTATGGACTATCAGACAAAAGACTGGTTTAACGAACAGCTGTACATTAGTAGTGCAGTAGAAGGTGATCCACGTTATTACACCTACAACGGTCTTGATGCTAGTGGTGATACGCAGGTACTAGTAGGACCAACTCCTGATGGTGTGTACAGTCTTCGGTTTGATGTCATAAAAAGACAAGCAGATTTAAGCAGTAACACAGATACATTGCTTGTACCTTCAATGCCTGTAATTCATCTTGCTGTAGCCCTATTAGCACGTGAGCGCGGAGAAACAGGAGGAACTTCTGTTACTGAGTACTTCAATATTGCTGATAAGTTTTTGTCTGACGCTATTGCTATAGACGCAGCAAAGCACCCTGAAGAGATGGTATTTAGGACTATTTGATATGGCTCAACAACTGCAAAGTATCAATCTTGTAGCCCCAGCGTTCAAAGGTGTTAACACTGAAGACTCGCCGCTGGCACAAGACCCGTCGTTTGCAGAGATTGCAGACAACGCTGTGATTGACAAACGTGGTCGTATTGCTGCACGTAAAGGCCACACTGTTGTAACTACAACGAAGACTGTTCTTGGTACTGACTCGTTAAGAGCTATCAAAGAGTTCAAGGACAACGCAGGAAACACCAAAATATTTTCTGTAGGCAACAACAAAATTATTAGCGGTACAACTACACTGGTTGACGAAACTCCCGGTAGTTACACCATTACTGCGGACAACTGGAAGCTTGTTAATTTTAACGACAAGATATACTTTTTCCAACGCGGTTATCAACCTCTTGTATATGACAACGCAGGAGGCTCTGTAATCACGCTCAGTAGCGTTTCTGGTGCGGCTGGTGTTACTAGTGCAATGTACGGTAACGAAGTTCTAGCGGCCTATGGAAGGCTCTGGACAGCAGACTTTAGCACTAACAAGTCTACTATCTATTGGTCTGATCTACTTATTGGGCATGACTGGTCTGGTGGTACTAGTGGCAGCATCGACGTATCTAAGGTATGGCCTGACGGTTATGACGAAATTGTAGCATTAGCGGCGCACAATGGGCTATTAATTATATTTGGTAAGCACAGTATCATTGCATATCAAGGAGCAGAAGCACCAGCAACAATGGCATTGGCAGATACTGTAGCGGGTGTTGGCTGTGTTGACAGAGATACCGTGCAGTACACAGGTACGGACGTGTTGTTTCTGTCGCATACAGGACTAAAAAGCTTTGGTCGAACAATACAAGAAAAGTCTTTACCAATTAGTAGTCTGTCAGGCAATATTACTAAGGACATCATTGCCGCACTACAGAACGAAGATGAGTTCTTTAGATCGGTATACAGCCCAGAAGAAGGTTTCTACTTACTAACCTTTACTGGACAAGATGTAACGTACTGCTTTGATGTTCGCGGTACTTTAGAAAATGGATCTTATCGTGTAACACGTTGGCCGTCTACTAAGTTTACGTCGTTTACAAGACTAGAAAACGGTACGTTATATATTGGTACTGTTAACGGCATCAGCACGTACACAGGCTACAGCGACAACGGAAGCGGCTACAGATTCAAGTACTACAGCCCAAGCTTGACATTTGGCGATAGCTCTAGAGTTAAGATTTTAAAGAAGTTAAAGCCTACGCTTGTTGGTGCAAATAACGCAACAGTGTTTCTTAAGTGGGCATATGACTTTGACACAACTTACGCTACTGCGGAGTTTACAGTAGGTAACCAAATTACTGGATTCTATGGTGAAAGCGAGTACACCACGGTGGAGTTCACGGCAGGACAGTTGACCAACGCAAGATCGGTTAACACAACAGGATATGGAACAAGCGTACAGGTAGGACTAGAATCAGAAATAGATGGTTTTGCTTTGTCACTGCAGGAGATTAACGTAATGGCTTTGATAGGAAAGCTACTTTAACTAGGAGAGAACGATGGCTGAAGAAAACACAGAAGCAGGAGGGCTGTTCGGGTTTTTAGGAGGTCTTACTGACTTTTTGTCACAACCGTCAGTAGCTCTCCCCGGAGTCCTTGGTGGTCTATTAACAGGTCA